TTTTTTAGTTTGTGCGGAATTTTTATCATGAGTTTGTTATTAGTCGGGAAAGACGGGAAGACCGTAAGATTTATATATTGGTTATTATTATTTAAAAGTGGGCGTCCAGCCGGGGATGTATTGCCGGATAGCAGCAATGGTTTGCTCATGTTTATTACAAGCTGCCAGATAGCCGCGATAACGGGCTGAAGTGTTGATCCTGATGGAACGTTTACCTGATCGGAATGCGGAATAAGCGATATACATTTTAATTTGATTTATTATTTCTTTAATTTCTGTATTAAATACTTGATAATTTCAATAATTAAATTTAATTTTGAATAATCAATGAACAAATATACAGATATATCTGTAATATAATCAAGATAAATCTGTAATAATTATCCACATTATGCAACAGCCCGATAAACCCTCAAAAATTAAAACCATCCGGCCAGAAACACTGGAATTTATTATATTATATAATCAACTTAAAGGGAAAGCTTTTACCGGTAATATCCAGTTAGCGGAGGTACTGGGATTCAATTCGGCCAGTTCCATTACAGAAATAATTAAAAGCAGGCAGAATATCGACCCTGAAAAATTGCGAATATTTAAAGAAAAATACAGAAGTTTTCTAAATCAAGGCTCAAAACCAGAAAGTCCAGAAGCTAGTCAGGCAAAATCAACATTTGAAGGTATACCAATGTACGAGGTTATTGCTACGGCGTCGGGTGTGGAAGTGTACAACGATATTAATGACGCGCAACCCGTAGGCCACATGAATTTCCCGGGTATTGAGGATTGCGATTTTGCCTTACCGGTTTGGGGGCATTCTATGTATCCCTACCTTGAAAACGGCTGTTGGGTTGCCTTAAAGATCATTCATGATAATAAAATATTACCGGGCGAGGTGTATTATATTGAGTGGGGCGATTACCGGATGTATAAACGTCTGCTGGCAGGCGACAATCCTGATGAGGTGATTGCACATTCGGACAATGTTACAGAAATGATTGGCACCCGTTTAAAATACGCACCGTTTGTAATAAAACTGGAAGACATCAAAAAACTATGCCTGGTAAAGGACATCCATAAAAAGCACAATCATTAGACATATTATTTTCCATTGTTTAATGAATAAATAAATATGTTAATTTTTTGCATAAATTTGATGTACAAGTTAATTAACCTAATTATTTGATAAACTTTATGGATATTAATACTATTCTTATTGCTGCCATTATACTGATGATTATTGTAGTTTTTTTTGGCTTGCGCCACAAACGCAACGTAAAAAACATTATGGCAGACAATAACAATGTGATCCCGCTGATGATGCAAAAATCTACTCAGGCAAAAGTAACCCGATTAAACCAGGCCACTACAGATAATCAGCAAGCCAATGAGCAATTGCAAAAACTGGTAGCGGCTTATAAAACCCACCAGATAGATATTCAGGATTATAATGAGAAATTGGATAAAATGATCGCTAAACTGAATATTGACCTTTAGGGTTATTCTCTTAATTGCATAACGCAAATAATAAGGGGGAATGGATGTTATAGCACTTACCATATTTGGCTTTCTTTTATTGGGCTTTGTACTTTACTGGCGTTACCGGCACCGAGGCAAAGTTGAAGCCTTTTTGGAAAGCAATCAAAACGTGATGCCCCTGTTTAGGGAAAAATCGGCCCATATCAAATACGAAATATTGCATGAAGCATTAAAAAACTCGCCTTTGGCTTTGGCGGAACTTGAACAATTGCGGCAGGCCTTTAAGGAGAACCGTATGAACGCGGAAAATTACGAGGCGCAGTTAAGCGAAATGCAGGAACAATATATTAAGTGTTAGCATACTACAATGCAGGTATTTTTATATCATTGCAATATAAAATATCAGTAATTATGACAGCTGCAGATGATGGCGTAGTAAAACGGATAAAGGTTATTGTAAATGAACATGGCGGTCAGTTAGCACTGGCCAACCTGATCGGTGTTGATCAGGGCTTTATTAGTAAAGTGATCAACAAAAAGCAGGAGGTTAGCTATTACCTTATACGTAAATTATGCTTCCAGCTTAAATACTCGCCCGAATGGCTGATACTGGGTACAGGTAATAAGCAGATACTAAAACGGGAATCGGCCAAACTGATCACCGAAATACAAATGCTCCGTACAGAAGTTGATATTTTGCAGGCCAGAATGAAAGCTTATGAACTGGAGTTAAAACAATTACAGAAAGCGGGGTAGTCAGTGGGCAGTTTATAGTCGGCAGTTAGCAGTTCCCTGCAAACTGATTACTGAAAACTGCCAACTGGACACTTACTCCGATGCTTCTTCACCCTTCTCTCCCAGTTCAACGATATCGCCTTCCTGGAAAAGGATAGCTTTAAGGGTTTCGCGCCATACCGGTTTTTTGCGAAGCAAAAATTCCAGATCCATGCCAAAGTGCTTAAATTCCTCGTGCTGGGCATTTTGCATAATGGCTTTAGCGGTTTCGTCTTTCTCTACAGATATTCGCTGCTCATACCAGTTAATGGCTTCCGCTTCTTCGCCTAAGGAAACGATCATGCGGACAAAGGTTCGTGTTTCTTCCGACAGCTCATGCGCCGGTTCGTGATATTGGTCAAATCCCATAATATGTATTTTTATTTATAAAGATTTTGGCGGTAAAATGTTTGCAAGAATTGTCATTGCGGAACGAAGCAATCGCGAACTACGCAGATAATGTATAGCTAAAAGATTGCTTCGTTCCTCGACATATAGCTTGCTTTGGTGCTAATTAACATATTGCGTATACGTCGTCTCTATTATTCATTTTTGCTAAAAATATTTGCATAATCAAAAAAATGTTCGTACCTTTACATTGTAATATGCCAATCGGCATTTTTATCATAAACAACTATCTTCATGTCTTTCATTACCGACCGCCAATTAAAGGCGCTTATTGCCGCGTATTTCAAATATATTAAGGGAGAATATCACCTGGAAGATACTCCGGCGAAAGGCAAAGGGGGCGATGAAATGGTAAAACAAAAAATATGGGACCGCGAACCTGAGGCCCCAACCATAAGCGGCCTGGCGCACTACCTGGGGTTTGATAGCCGCGATGCCTTTAACCAGTATGAACTTACAGGTGAATTCGCCTCTACACTGAAACGGAGCCGTCTGCGCATTGAAGCCGAATATGAAAAAAAGCTGCATCAGCAACCATCCAGCGGGGCCATATTCGCGCTTAAAACCTGGGGTGGCATGAGCGTGTCAGCACAATTGCAGACGAACAATCGCCGGTATGCGAATTGCATATCGAGGTTATTGAAGGTACTATTCCGCCGGCCTCGTCTGAGAAGGAAGTATCTCTTTAGCAGAAAAGGCAAAAGCTCAAAGCTTTAAACTAACATATCACTATACCTATGCTGAAAACATCTGCCCTTTTTAAATATAATTATCAGGCGACCGCGCATATTGTGATTAACCAGGGCGGCACCAGTTCGGGCAAAACCTATGCTATTGAGCAGGTGTTGTTTTGCCTGGCTTGCAGTCAGCAAAAATCGGTTATCACTATTGTTGGGCAGGACATCCCTAACCTAAAATCGGGAGCTCTGCGCGATGCCTTGAATATTTACAATAGCTCAACTGAATTACAAAAGCTGGTAAAAAACTATAACCGAACTGACCGGGTATTCGAATTCCGCAACGGAAGCATCATGGAATTTAATAGCTACGACAACGCGCAGGATGCAAAATCGGGGAAACGCGATTATCTGTTCATCAATGAAGCAAATGGTATTCCCTGGGATGTTTACACCGAACTGGCGCTGCGTACGCGCAAACGCATTTATATCGACTATAACCCCAACGCCGCCTTTTGGGTGCACGATTATTTATTAGGCAAGCCGGGTATACAACTGATCATATCCGATCACCGGCACAATCCTTTTTTGGAGGAAGGATTACGCAATAAAATAGAAGCATTAAAGGAGGTGGATGAAGAACAGTGGAAAGTTTACGCGCGCGGATTAACCGGGAAAATTTCAGGCCTGATATTGACCAACTGGTACGTCTGCGAAGCTATTCCGTCTGATGCAAAACGACTGGCCTGCGGCTTGGACTTCGGCTTTACCAATGACCAAACCGGCTGCCTGGAAGTTTTTATCCAAAACGGGGAACTATGGGTTAATGAACTGTTTTACGAAACCGGGCTGACCAATCCCGACATATCGCGCAAGCTGAAAAACGCGGGGGTACATAAAAACGCATTGCTTATTGCCGACAGCGCCGAACCTAAATCAATTGAGGAACTAAGGCGAATGGGATGGAACATCAGCGGCGCGGTTAAAGGTCCCGACAGCGTTAATAATTCCATCGATATATTAAAACGGTACCGTATAAACATTACCCGTAACAGCGTTAACCTGCGTACCGAACTGGCCCGCTATCAATGGAAAACAGACCGGTGGGGCAAAACAATTAATGAACCCATTGATTGCTGGAACCACCTGATAGACCCGCTGCGCTACATCGCATTGAATAAATTGCGTGTCGCCCCGGTCAAAGGAAACCGTTCCCGATTGCCCTGGCAGGAACAGCCGGGGGCTGTTGACAGCGCGTTTAGTAAAGTGATATAAGCCTCACCCATTTGTCATTGCGAGGACGAAGCAATCGCGAAATATATAATCCCATTTGTATAGTTCGCGATTGCCGCGTCGCTCCGCTCCTCGCAATGACATGGCAAATTAATTTTATAATGAAAAATGATACAAAAAACACTCAAAACCACTACCGGCAAACTATGTATTAATATGCCCGAAAAATTGAACGAAGTTACCCTGGGGCAATTGATGACCATGCAGGCAGCACCCGAGTTGAGCGATCTGCAGGCCATTAGTATCCTATCGGGCGTACCACTGGAGGAATTGCAGAATATCCGGGATGTGAATGATCTGCAGTTATTCAATGAACAGGTATTATCCATAGCTCATCAAATTAAGTATTTATACAATAGCGAAGCCATTCCCGAAAAAACAACATTTAGTATTAATAATAAGCCGGTAACGGTTAAAGTGATCAAGAATCTGTCGGTTGAACCGGCCGGGGCCTTTATGGCCGCGAGAGAGGTAATTGCCGATGAAATAAGCAAACACATTAAACAGTATGGCGAGCAAGATTGGCAGGAAAACTTTAACCCATCGCTGGCTGCCTGCGCGCAGGTATTGGCCCAGTATTTTTATAGTCGCGCTACCTGTACTAAATATAATGAATATGCCGCTGCCGAATTTGAGGAGCAGGTAAAACTATTGCCGGTTACTGACGCGCTGCCTATTGCCAAGTATTTTTTTTTGAGCTATCCAAACTTATCGAAACCGAAAACAAGCTTTTGGCGTCGCGTCCATCGGTTATTGATGAACGGGCGGGGATAAAGCAATTTGAAACTTTTAAGTACATCAACACTATTAATTCGCTATCCAATGGAGACGTAACAAAGTGGGACGAAATAATGAACCTGCCGTATGACCGTGTGCTCACAAAGCTATTACTCAATAAAACTGAAGCGGCCTACCAAAAACGCTACAGCGAGTTGTTGCAAGGTAGTTCATAGTTCATGGTTGATAGTTCATAACAGAATAACTGAACAATGGCTATACTACTCTATCATAAACCATTAATCGCTACCTGCATCCTACTACTATGAACCATGATCTATGAACCATAAACCAACATGAACTTACGAACTAATAAAACCATAAACCCATGCCTATACGTAACCAAATAGCCGCCATTGTACAAACATTAACCGGCCAGCCGGGCTTTGCATATGGTACCGCCAACGAACTGAACACCCTGGCCGATGATACCTCGTTTCCCTGCGTTTTTTTATATCAGTTGCAAAATATAGCTATTACACCTGCCGTTAACGGCTCGGTAGACAACACTTTTTCGGTGTATATGGAATTTTTGTTTAAAACGGAATTTGGCCAGTACACCGCCGATAATGAAACCTATGTAAACCAGGCTTTGCAACTGGCTAACCAGTTCCTGGTAAAAGCCTCGGCTTA